TAATCCTTCAATTTCAATTCTCTTACTTTCAAATTCAATAGTTGATTTAAATTCTTGAAGTTTTGTATTTTCAGAAGTAAGAGTTGTAATTGTTGCTTCAAATTCTGTAATTGCGGTTTCATGATTTGTAATCGTTGTTTCATATTCAGATGTTTTAGCTTTAAGTGCTTCAAATTCGGTTGACATTGTTTCTAAAGTATTCCTATCATCTTGTAATTTTTGATTTTCTACTTCAGTTAACCAAACTCTTACCATTTTTTCCCAAAAAGACATATCAACGGTAGCAGTAATAGTAACTTCATCAAATGTATATTTTACTCTTCCATAAGTACATTCATAATTATCTACTGTCCAATAATCTTTTTCTACATAAATAAATTCATCATCAAAATCACTTATATAAAAATAAGTTTCTTCAATAACTTTACCTTCATCATCTTTAACTATGATCGGATCTAAGGCGTTTCTTAATGCTTCCCATTTTTGATTATATGTAGTAGAAAAAGTTATATTAGTAATCTTTGATTCTGTTTTATTAGGTTCAATAGAAAATTCCTTTAATTTTGATTCTAGTTCTTCAATTGATAATTCTTCTATATTAAAATCCAATTGTTCTAGAGTAAAATTGTATTTAGCAATAAGTTCTAATTTTTCATCCACTAATTTACCCTCCTTTTTTTTACTCATTTGTTCTGTTTCACCTCCTTCCGGTAAAACATTGTTGTTAAAATTTATATTATCAACCTCTAAACTAGGGGATTGACTATTTAAATTAAACTGTTTTATAGATTCATTAATTTCGCCAAGTAATTCTTGAACTTGATTTTGATAATCTGTAGTAGAGAATTTTTCTATTACTGAATTGCTCATGGCAGGGAATATACCTTCACCTAAAACGCATAATGCTCTCACTGTTGCATCTTCAAAATGATAATATCCATCCTTTTCAAATTTGCCAGATATACTATCCTCTTGTAATTCCATTGATTGAGCTTTACTATCATCTCTATCAAATATTTCAATACTATCAGCAAACATTTTCCAAAGAACCCCAGTTACACAAAGATAATTTCGCATCTCTCCAGATTCATGTTGTCTTTGCACAATTTCAACATCATCATTAGAAATAATACATCCATATGCTCTACCTAAGTATTCAATAGAAACTCCATTATTATCTATAATTAGTCTTTCTTCATGACCATTAAAATCTTTTTCATTAACATTATTTGCTGATATATAACCAACTATAGGTACTCCTGCCATACGTTTTCCCATTTTTTCTAATACAGAAGTATCAAACCAAGAACCGTTGTAGTTATCTTTCTCATGAGCTACATAGCATCGTACCGCCTGAAAACGACTATCATTAAGATAAGGAGGATTTTCTATTTTTTCAAATTTAATAGGAAGAATAGTATTTATCTTATATTCCAAATATATCACCTTCTTTCTTATGTAAATATTTATAAGTCGTTTAAGATACCTTTAGCAATAAATTTAATTCTTTGTTTAATATTTTTTCTATATTATCAAAATCCCAATAGGGAATTTCAATTAATTTTATGTTATTATTATTACAATAATCTCTTTTGATTTGATCTAATTTTTGTTGTAATTTAAATCTTATTTCTCCACCAAAATATTCGACTGGTTCGTAATGTTGAATTCCTTGATATTCTATAGCGATATAATAATCTAATAAATAAAAATCAAATGGTAGTGGTCTAATATTTCTGCAATTGGGAAATTTATGCTGTGGTATATTTGCGATATCTTTAATATTAAGGAAATTATAAATAAAATCTTCACCTTTAGATGATTTACACCTTGGGCAACCTTGATTATTAGCAGTCCTATTACCAATTTTCGCTTCCCATTCATGTCCTTTATCACAAATCCACCAAACTTCTGTACCACTACCATAAGTTATATCATATGGAGTTAAATCACCATTTAATATAGGATGCCATTCTTCTATTAAATCTGGTCTTTTAGTAGCAAGACAATTATCTAAAGTAGCAATTTTACCAGCACAATAAGGGCATCCATTCCCCACAGACCTACTACTTATAATAGCGTTCCAATTATTGTTGCATTTTTTGCATATCCACCAAACACTTTCACCGCTACCAGGAGTATATTCTTCTGGAAGTTTATCATTTTTTTTGTAATCCCATTCTTCACATAATTCTGGATTTGCTAACAACAAATTATTATCAGTAGAAGCATAAAGTCCAGAACAATAAGGGCAACCACTGTTATTATTTGTTCTATTTTTTATAGATGCTTGCCACGTATGCTTAGGATTATTTTTACATTGCCACCATGCTTCATAATCCATTCCGCAAGTAAAATCCCATAATGTATAATTATCATTTTTATAATAATGCCACTCTTCAATTAAATATGGTTTTAAAGTAGCCACACAATTACTAATACCTGCTTTTCTATTTGAACAATAAACACAGCTATTAATGACGGTTAAATCATTCATACAATCCCAAGATTTATAAAATTGTTCATTACAAACCTTACATTCCCAAATATACTCTTCTTTTGAACCTATATAAAATTTGCTAATTAATTCTATGTTTTTATTATATTCTTTTAACCAAGTTTTAATATTCGTTATTGTATGTATATTTGTTTTACTAAATCTATCTGGAATTACACCTCTTTGTAATTTATGAATATCTGTATAATATAAATAATTATCTTTAATGATTGTTATTTTTGTAATTGCTTTTATTTTTTCTGGATTATTAATATCATAAATATAACCAATCGATTCTATATATTTTTTTGCCAAAGTTTTATTCCATTTTATAGCCATTTTATACCTCTAATTTCTCCTCTAAAAAAATTAAAATAGAGAGAAGTGTAGAGGACACTTTTTAATTTATATAAGTTTCGAACCCTATATAAATCTATCTCTCTAATTAATCAAACTTTATTTATATTCATTGACCTTAGAAGTAGAATCGCTAGGATTCTTTTCTACAGGCCTACCATTTGGATTATTTAAATCCGTACTATTCATTTGTGAACTATTCAGTTTTGGGGGTAATAATTCATCAATCTCTAATAATTGTTCCATTTCCATTACATTTAAATATGAATACATATCTAAAGGGGAAGTAGCCATAAATAAGATTCTTGAACCACCACTTAAAAGATCAGTTCTTGCATCTTCATGTTTTTCTTTTTCTTCAAATATATTAATATTCAGGAATCTAACCTGACATTTATATTGTTTAATTTTAAAATTAATTAAATTCGTAAAGAAATACATTAAAGGGAATACTTTTGCACTATCAGCCTTTGTACTATACCCTAATCCATTTGTAGTATTAGCATTAAATATAGTTTCAGATATACCACTATCATTTTGAATAACTTTAATATCATGTTCAACCACATTAAGAGCAGATTGTTGATTTTTATCTAATGCAATACCTTCAACATCAAACGGATTTGTCATTATAGAAATATTGCGACCAACATTTTCTTTGCTTGCATTGTGATATGCTTCAATAATTCCTTTTTCCATCAATGGCACTCCAGTTTCTTTATCAACGGGAACTTTTTGATGTATAGTTTTTATTGCATCATCCTTAATAAATTCATTAAAATATGATTTATCATTAGACAATAATGTTAAATCTCCAAACATATGTGAAAGTAATGGATAATCATGTGCTTTTTTTTGCATATGTGCAAATATAGCAAAACCTTTTTTAGAAACTTCATAATAATTTTCTGGAATCAATATATTTTCTGTAACTTTCTTTTTCCCTTTGGGTTTTCCATTTGACACATGGGCATCATAAGCATCTTGAATTTCTTGTGGTAATTCTGGTAAAGTTATTTTAGTTATTAATGATAAATCAATATAATATCTCCATAAATTATCATCATCTATATGACTAAGAACACATATTTCTTTAGGTATTTCTACAATTATTGTATTTTCAGAATCACTCAAATCATACCAATATGTTTCTCCACAATGTAATGCTCTTTTAATCATCTCTGGGAAAATTTGATCTATTTGCATTTTAGAAATTATTTTAGCAGAATTATAAATTCTATTTTTTACAGTAGTCTTATTTTCAGTTATCCCAAACGGATACACTACATATTTAAGTGCTAAAATTGTTGCTAAATAATCAAGAACATTATTATAATTACTATTTGTGTTAAATAAATAATCAGCAACATTTTGTAAATGTTTATAATTAGAAAATGGATTTTTTAATAAATTAGTAATTTGTTCAAAAGTAAAAATTGAAGCAGATGATGTTGAAGTGTTTGCCCAAAGAGGTTGCACTTGACTTCTAGCATAATTTCTTGGGATATAAAATTCATTAGGTTTAGGGGTTTCTTCTGAAATAGAGAGATTGGTGCTGTTAGTGATTACTTCGTTTTTAGTTTTTGTCAAATTTGATTTCACCTCCTTGGATTGGGCTGTTTATTTTATTATTTTAGTACATTACATAGTCAAGCCAATTGACATTATTATTTTTCTTCCCAGTAATATGTTTCCTTCTAACTTCTGACAAATGCCATGCCAACATAGCTAAACAATATGCTCTATCATCAAAAAGTCTTCCAGTTTTATCATCCCTTAAATCATATCTATAATTACCATTTGTCCCATCATATCTATACATATTTACCAATTCTTCTTTTGCTAAATCTACATTTTTTAATGCCAATTCCTCATCAAAAGACAATCTGTACGGTTTTTCACTATCTGCAAATGTTAAAAACCCTTTCATGTCATAATCTTCAGAAAAACTAATCAAGTCAAGATTTAACATTTCAATAAGAGCGTCAAATAGCATTTTTTTATATTTTTGTGGAGATAATAATTTAACTTTATCAACTGCATTGGGAAATTTAGAAATATAATCTACTGATTCAATTTTGTCTATTAATCCTTTATGTTTTATTCCAGCATCATCTGTCCAATCTTCCATGAGGTAATCTGCAATATTTACTCCTCCACCTCCGCTACCAGCATCAATAAGGATAGTTTCTATATTTTCATAATCGGCACATTGTTTGCCATTATAATCTAATATCATCTGTTTAAAATGTTTCATCTGCTCAGGTGTTCGCATAGGAGTTTTCTTTTTTTTAGCAATATCTATAAAACTAATCCCATTACATATTTCCATTCTATAACCAATATTTTCATCTAAAATAAATTCCCCAACCATTGATACAGACCCATCGTAACTACGGGCTGGATCATAAGCCAAAGCAAATTTTCTATTACTATCATTTGCTAAAACAGGTAATCTTAATTCTGAATTTCTAATAATAATTGATCTTTTTATAATTTGCTTATCTGAACCTTCCGTTGAAAATATATTTTTATATTCCCTCATTCCACGGTCATAATTTTCACGCATAGCGTTATCTATTGTTTCTTGACTAAGAAGGGGAACAGGGTATAATTTACCATTATAAGTAGCATTAATTACTACGTCTGAATTTATGTCTGCCACAAAGTAATTGGGATCTCCAATCATCATTCGTTGAGCATATTCTTTATAAATTCTAAAGAAAAAAGTATCTGTACTTGACGCAGAAGATGCAAAAATAGCTTGATTAGGGAATTGTTTTGGAAATGTTAAAACGTCAATATCTCCACCTAATCTAAAATCACTATTTTGAGTAATAAATGGCAAAGAAGCAGTAAATAATTCATCTGGTGCGAAACCACTCTCATCGTAAAAATTACAGTTCGACCTTTTTGAGCGAATATTATTAACTGCGCCATTAAGAGAATTAACTGCACTACCGTTATAAAGGTTGTATTCAAACGAACTTGGATTATGTGTAAAACCATCTTTGTTAGAAGCACTTTTAACCGTTTCATTTAAAAATATATCTGTTAACCCAGTAAAAGAAGCTATTTCTTTTTTTGCTATTTTCTCTATTTTAGAAAACATTTCCTGGCTTTGGCTACCGCTCCCAGCCAAAATGTAAGCCTGAAAATTAGGAATAAGCAAACTCTTAGCCATTAAAAAAGGGGAACCAAGAGTAGTTTTGCCAGAGGAACGTCCCATACACCAAACACAATTAGGAGTAACCCAACTCTTCATAAAAACATATTTTTGAAAATCCAAAAGTTCGAGACCAAAAAATCTTTCCACAAAACGAACAGGATACTTTCTTCCATAATTTATAATTTCTGCAAGTTTTAAATATCCTTCGATTTTCCTTTGTGACATAGCTTTTTTATCCATTAACTATATCACCTTTTTCTTTAGCAACTTGTATTTTTAATAATCTATTTTCCTCTTCTAATTTCATATTGTTATTTTGAATATCTCGTAATAAAGCACGTTGTTCATTAAGCATAAAAGTATAATCATTTTCATCAAATTGTAATTGTTTTAAAATACTTTGATTACTTATATCAGCTACTTGTTTCATACCTTCGCACGTTTCTATATCAAATAAATTTACTTCAACCTCCATAAAACCTTTTTCTTGAAGTTGTTTTATAATTCCAGATAAAGTACCAGCACCTTTAGATTTATTAGTGGCATGATTAACCGAGATACCATTGTCTTTTGCTAATGCTAATAATGCACGATACATTTTATCTTTCGCTTCAAAAAGAGATTTAACCCCACCCACTGAATTAGCAACGTTACCTATATCTGCTGTCATAATTGCTAAAGCTTGATTTATTTTATCAATTTGATTAAAACTTTTAACTATTTCTATCACTGTTGGCAATTTGAACGAATCCTCAAGAGTTGACTCGTCAAGAAAATCAACTAATGTATTATAAAGATATCTTTTATCCACAGGATTTTCATTTTCAAAGGGGTCATATCCAACCATGCGAATTACGTCTTCCTGATTTCTTTTATCTAAATCACTTGTATCTAATTTCATTTCTGTTTCAAATATATTTTTATTATCTTCATAATCTAATGGAGCAGATTCAGAAAATGTTTTACCGAAATACTGGGGGAGACTATTACACTTTTGCAGGTATATGGCAAATATACTACTGCCACTATTATTTGCTTGCTGTTCAGCAGTATAATACAAACTAGATTCAAAATATATATCTAATAATCTACAAGCGTAATAAAGAGCAATCTTACAATCATCATATTTTTCAACCATATATTCGTATAAATCAATACAGCAAGTTTTACATATGGGCATTCTTTGATTATTATTTTTCATTATTATAGATGCCGTTTTATAATAGTTTTTTTCTTGATCTTTTTCTTGTCCACAATAAATACATTTAAAAATTACTTTTTCTTTTTTATCTTGTGGTACTTTTTTTTCAGTACCATATTTTACTTTAGGAATAAGTACCACCTCTCCTTTAATTCAAAATATCTTTGCAAATACAAAAAGTGCCTTATTGCTAAAGCACCTTATAATTGGCAAATATTAAATTATTAATTTATGATAAAACTATAATTCTATTACCATTTACCTAATTTCTTTAATCCTTCTGCTATTTTATTTAAAACTTCTTCTGAAAAATCACCAGATAAATTATCAGTATTTATATTAATAGTTATATTAGGTGCACAATCTAGTGTATTAAGTTTATAATCAATTGCTTTTTCATATTTATTAAGTTCATTATCTAAATCTTGTAATGATAAATTATGTTTTTCTTCACTCTCAATCACAATATGATCAACAATATCATTCATAAATTCAACTAAACTTTCCCTAATACATCCAGGACAACCACCTGTAATATCTACTAATTCATTAACATACCGTTCAATTGTACAAATCGGGCAATCACATTGTTCTTCTACATCTTCATCTTGTT